AATACACCAGCAGAAGCGATCAGGGCACTTTCTGCCAATTTTGACGGCTTCAAACAGGAGCTTTGCGACTCGGCAGAGCGTGGCATCGCTTACATGGTGCAGGTTGGCAAGGATGCTATGGAGTCACTAGACGAGATCAACAACCCAACGGGTCAATCTGAGGAGATCAGCATCACGCCCGTTTTGCAAGGTGCAGGTGGTGGCGGTGTTGGAAGAATTTTCGCAGGAGTTGCCCTTGTAGCAGCAGCAATCCTTTTGGGGCCTATTGCTGCACCTATCTTTTATGGCTCAGCTGCAGCTGGTGGCGTTATTGGTGCAACTGCTGCTGCCGCTGTTGGCTCTATTGGTGCTTCTTTGATCCTTAGCGGCACCTCTCAGTTGCTATCACCGCAAATAACGGCTGATCCTGTTGGCGGCGGTTCTTTTGGCGCTACTGGTGGGATTACTAGGCAACGGGCCAGGGATTCCTTCGCGTCTGAAAACAACGAGATTGCGGACAACCGAGCTTCTTACATCTTTAACGGTGCTGTGAATTTAACGGCTCAAGGCGCTTGCGTTCCGCTGTGCTACGGGAGAATGAGAGTAGGCAGCGTGGTTGTTTCGGCTGGCCTAACAGTGGAGGATATGTAATGAACATGGAAAACATTGCAGGCTCTGGCGGGGGCAGAAAGAAAAAAAGAAATCCAAGGCCGCTACCACCACCACCTGCCCCAACGCCTGTTGTCAATCAAACGGTTGTTGTTGCTGGGCCAACGGGGCCAACGGTAAGCGATGATGACAACTCGCTTTTCAGTAAATCAAGCGTTCGCATTGTTGACCTCATCAGTGAAGGAGAAATTGAAGGTTTTGTTTATGAAGACCGCAAATCAATTTTATTAGATGACACTCCGATTACGGGTCATGACGGTGCAATCAATTTCAGTGTTACAGATATTGAAGTTCGTGAAGGCACTCAGGCACAAAGTTATATTCCTAATTTTCCGTCTTCCGAAAGCCTTGTTAGTGTAAATACTTCTGTTGGAGACAATGACGGAGACAGCGTAGTTCGGACTGTCACTAATCCTAATGTGGATTCGGTGCTTGTTACTATTGCTATCCCTCAGCTTTTTGTAGTTGTTAATGGTCTTAAAAAGGCAGAAATCACATATCAGATTGATTACCAACCCTTCGGCGGCGCATATATTGCCGCAGTTGTTAAAAAGATCCTAGGCAAATGCACCTCAACTTATGAGCGCTCACATCGAATCACGCTTACAGGCAGCGCCCCATGGAACATAAGGCTGACAAGAGTCTCAGGCCGTCACGATGGCGTTGATGAATATCGGCAGTTAGTTTTTCGATCAATTAGCGAAACGATAGACAGCAAGCTTAGGTATCCCCTTTCTGCTTTGGTTGGTTTGCGATTTGATGCAACGCAATTCAGCGATGTGCCAACTCGTTCTTATGACATCAAAGGTGTCAAAGTACAAATCCCAAACAACGCGACCGTCAACGTCAACACTGGCGCTTTAACCTATTCAGGTGTGTGGAATGGCGGGTTCGTAACGGCTTGGACTAGCGACCCTGCTTGGATTATGCGGGACTTGATTGTCTCTGATCGCTATGGGTTAGGGCGTTTCATTGATTCCTCGCAAGTTGATAAGTGGTCCCTTTATGAGATTTCAAAATACTGTAATGAGATGGTTTTTGATGGTGAAGGCGGCCTTGAGCCCCGTTTCACCTGTAACGTCTACATGCAGTCCAGAGATGAGGCGTTCAACGTCATTCAGGACTTTGCTTCGGTTTTCCGTGGCATGGCTTACTGGTCAGCGGGGCAGATTGCGTTTTCTCAGGACAGCCCCAGCGATCCTGCAGCGTTGTTCACCAATGCCAATGTCATCAACGGCGATTTCACTTATGAAGGCAGCTCCCTGAAGTCACGGCACACAGTTGCGTTGGTGACGTGGAACGATCCAGAGCAAGCCTATGAGCAACAGATTGAATATGTGCAGGATCAGCAAGCCGTCATTGATTACGGCATCCTTGAGACGCGCATTGCGGCGTTTGGCTGCACAAGCAGGGGACAGGCGCACAGAATCGGCAAATGGCTGCTGTATCAAGAGCAAAACGAATCAGAGACAGTCACCTTCAAAGTTGGCCTAGATGGTGCGATTGTTCGCCCTGGCCACATCATCAAGGTGATGGACAGGATGAAGGCAGGCGCTCGCAAAGCTGGCCGTGTTTCCAGCGTTAGCGGCACTGACATCACGATTGACCAAGCAATCACAGTTGCCGTAGGTGACACGATGAGCGTCGTTTTGCCTAATGGCAGCGTTGAGCAACAAACAATTAACGCAGCTAGCACAGGCACAACAATTTCAGTCAGCACCGCGTTTAGTCAAACACCAGCAGCGCAAACGGTATTTCTGATTGAAACCAGCATCCTAGAAAGCCAGCTGTTTAGAGTTGTTTCTATTACGGAAGAGGATGAGGTTTATACGATTGTTGGGCTTGCACACAACACGTCAAAATATAACCACGTTGAGCAAGATTTAGAACTACAGCCTAGGTCTATTTCTATTCTAAATAGAAACCCAGACTCACCGACTGGCTTAGATATTGATGAGCAGCTAGTCGAACGCGGCAATAGCGTTATAAATGAAATTGATGTTTCATGGAAAAACGTCAATATCGCATCATCTTATCAAGTTAGTTACAAAACAGAAGATAACAACACATATGAAGTTTTAGGCACGACGCCTTACAATTCGCTAACTTTTCATACTCATGACACTGGGCTTTTTACTTTCCGAGTTGTTGCGATCAGTGCGATTGGTAAGCGCTCAGTTCCGACTACACTGCAAAGAACAATCGTCGGGAAAACCAGTAATCCTGGCAATGTTCAAAACTTGCGCTTTGTGGCGACTAGCGCGAATCAGGGCCTTTTGAGTTGGGATGAAACAGTTGATCTTGACGTAAGAATTGGCGGCAAAGTTTACATTCGGCACTCAAACCGAGCTGATGGCAGTGGCACATTTAGCAATAGTGTGGATCTAATTGGACCAGTTGCAGGCAACTCCACTAGCGCAGTAATTCCTTTGGTTGAGGGTGAGATTATTGCGGTTTTTGCTGATGATGGCGGGCGCCTAAGCACGGCTGAGACATCGGTGATCATTGATTTGCCTGACACCTTGGGGATCAAAACTGTTCAATCAAGGCGAGAGGATGCAGACCCATTTACTGGGGCAAAAACCGATGTTTTCTATTCAACTGATTTCGATGCTTTGACTTTATCTGGTGATGACCGATGGGATGACATTACCGAAAACATTGACGATTTAGAGCGGAATGTCGATTTCTTGGGCAACATCAATTCAAGCGGAACCTACGAATTTGCTAGCACTCTTGATTTTGGCGCGGTCATTAGCGTTGGCTTGACAAGGCACTTTGTGACAAGGGGCTTTCTGCCAAACGACCTTATAGACGATCACACCGCAAGTATTGACACATGGGACGATATTGATGGCGCTGCTGTAAACAGTGTTAATGCAACCTTGCAGGTTAGATCAACTAATGACGACCCAAGCGGGAGCCCGACCTACAGCGATTACCAGGAGTTTGCTAGTGGCAACTTTAGGGGCAGGGCTTTCCAATTCAGAACGCAGCTAACAAGTGACGACCCAGTAGAAAACATTTTGGTTGATGAGTTGGGCTATGTGGCGACCTTGGACCGCCGCACTGAGAACAGCGAAACCGCAATTAGTAGCGGCGCAGGAGCTAAGGCCATTGCGTTCACAAACGCATTTTTCACAGGCACTGCAGTTCTAGGCGGCGTTGATAGCCTGCTGCCAAGCGTTGGCATCACAGCGCAAAACATGCAAAGCGGGGACTACTTTGAGCTAAGCAGCGTGAGCGGCACAGGCTTCACGGTTCATTTCAAAAATTCCAGTGATGCGAGCATCAGCAGGGATTTCCGCTGGACAGCCGTTGGATTTGGCAGGCTAGGTTAGCCAATGCCATAATGCAGCTATTGAAAGAGCTTAGGCAAACTCAGAATGGCTCAACATGACTACGACATAGCCAATCAGGCGGGCGCGGCTTTTCGTTCTGACATAAATAGCGTGCTGGACGCGATTGTTAGCAATAACTCAGGAGCGACAGAACCCGCAACGACATTTGCCTTTCAGTGGTGGGCCGATACGACTGCAAACCAGCTGAAGATTAGAAACGCTGCCAATGACGGGTGGATAATTCTGCGAGAGCTAGACGGCACCTTGCTGGTGGAAGATGGAGCAGTTGCAACGCCTGGGATAGCTTTTGCTGATGATGTAAATACAGGGATCTACAGCAGCGCAGCGGACACCTTAAACGTCTCTGCTGGTGGGGTTGAACGAGCCGAGTTTGGCACTAGCGCGATTGTCTTCAATGAAGACGGCGCAGCAATGGATTTCCGCGTTGAGGGCGACACTAACGCAAATCTATTGTTTGTTGATGGTTCTGCTGATGCAATTGGTGTTGGCACTAGCGCCCCTGGCACTCTTATCGAAATTGAGGGTTCAGCACCGTATGTCACGATTAAAAACAACACCGAGGAAGACACAGACGGTGGCCGTGAGTGCAAACTAATTTTTGAGGGTGAACAATCTGGCGGGGAGCTTTCAAGGCTTGGCGAGGTTGAATTTAACCATGACGGCACGGGAGACGATGAAGCTGCAAACTTTGTTGTTCGTGTCAACGATGGCAATGATGGAACTACACCAACTAGCCGCTTTGTTATTGATTCAACAGGTCTAATTTCGACAACTAATTACAGCCTGCCATTGGCTGATGGGTCAGCAGATCAAGCGATTGTTACTAATGGCTCAGGCGTTTTAAGTTTTGCAGATCGCAGCCGTTTTGAGCGGTCAACTGCAATCACAGTTTCAGGCACGTCAGCTACATTTTCTAGTATTCCAAGCTGGGCTAGAAAAATTACTTTTGCCTTTGTTGGCATTAGTTTGAATAGTGCTGCTCATTATTTAATTCGCATTGGTGATAGCGGAGGCATGGAAACTACGGGTTATCAAAGCACCAGCAACTTTTTGACTGGGGGCGTTACATCATCTTCTATTAGTAGCAGCTTCGGAATATCTCTTTATTCGGGAGCCGCGCATAATAGCTTAAGCGGTCAAGTTGTACTTTCTAATTACAGTGGAAATGCCTGGGCCTTCACAGGTTTGTTTGATTACAGCAACACTACTGGCACCACTGGGATGACAGCTGGATACAAAGGTTTGACTGGGACTCTCGATCGTCTGCAGTTGCTTGCAGATGACGGCACTAGTACGTTTGACTCAGGCACAATCAACATACTTATCGAGGGCTAATCATGCACCGCGTTGAACTTAACTGCGCCACTGGCGAAGTCAGCACCATTGAGCTTACGGCTGATGAAATCGCTGAACTGGAAAACATGCCGCAAACAATAGAAGAGCCAACACCGCTGACAGCTGCTGAAAAGCTTGAGAAGCTTGGACTCAGTATTTCTGACTTGCGTGAGCTGCTTGGAATTGATTGATGGCAGTTCGTAGCAAAGCGGGCATCTCTGGGCGTCTGTTCAAAGGAGGCCCGCCTAAATTGACGCGCCAAGGCAATGGCAAACGAAGCAAACCAAGGCACAACAAAAAGTTGCGTCGCGGGCAGGGTCGTTGAACTAATTGGCACATCGCACAAAGCCGCGACTGTGAAGCGTCGTTACGTTTTCGGCGGTTTTCTTTTTATCTAATGAAAGGCCATTTTCTCCTAGGCGCTGCTTGCGTCATGGCAGCCGCACCTGTGATGGCTGGACCATACGCCAATGTAGAAACCAATTCTGGTTTCGGAGGCAGCGATTATTCAGGCACTTTGCTTGAGACGCATTTTGGCGGCGACATTGAACTGAGCGAAACTGCCGCTGCTTATGTTCAGGCAGGGCCTGCTTTTCTGATGCCTGATGATGGCGACAGCGACACCGAGTTTTCTGGTAAAGCTGGTCTGGATGTTGCCGTCACTGAAAAGCTTGGCGCCTATGGCGAATATGCCTTCATGACTGGCGATGAGGATCTGGCCTCTAATGTCAAGCTTGGCCTGAAATACTCTTTCTGACTAGACTGAGTACGTTCTCACACAGGAACAAAAGCAGCACGCCCCGGCCTGAGAAACCGGGGTCTTTTATTAGCCATGCAAAAGATCATCAACGCACTTGCCATTGTTTCTTTCGGCCTTTCTGCTGGCATGTCGGGCCTTGCAATCTTTGTGGCGTTGAACGCACCTAAGATGAAAGATGAGGCTATTCAGCGCATCAGGGCAGAAGTTGTGCTTCTAGTGCTTGACGCCACATCAAAGCAGATGCAAGGCATGATGCCGACTGAAACTGGCCCTGCTTTGCCGTTCAGTGCCCAATAAGATTCCGCAAATACAGATTCGGGAGATACCGACACCAAAGCCGCCTGTCATTCGGCCTGTGCAGTTTCCACGGCCTGTAATGAATATGCCTGGCTGTGTTGCGGTGCATCCTGATGCTGGGCTCAACCCATCGCTTCTCAAAGACGACCCCAAGCGAGTAGGGATTGCTTGCCCTGATGGTCAGATACCGTCCTACAACCCGATGGACTACAGGCCCAGCGAGCTGACAATTTTGGAGCCGCAAGGGGGGCAGCGGCAAAGTGAATCTGAACAGCCGCCTAGGCCCACTGCAGAGCTGCCAACAATCCCAAAAATTCAGATTGAAGAAGAGAAAAAATCAGAGCCTAAGCGGTCTATTGCTGAGCAGATCGTTGATGGCTTGCCTGAGATACCTGCAGTTGTCACAACAACATCAATTGCACTTCTAGCTACGACTTCCGCGCTGCTGGCAAAGCCGCTAGCTGACCTGCTGCTAAAGCTCATCAAACCAACAATCAAGAAGATTGTGAACAAGATCAAGGCGTTGCTAGGGCGTAAGCCTCGCCGTCTTTCTGTTCGTGAACGATGTCTGGCGCAAAGAGATAGGAATCGAGCGGTAATGGCTCTTCGTCGGGCTCTGGGGCGTTGACCTCGTGTTTATGTGGCAGCACCTGGCCAGGTTTGGGGATGACCATGACATCGGCACAGATTTGCGCCGCTTGGCTGCCTGGGCGGAAGATAACGCCCTCCTTGGCTTGCTGCCCGCAAAATTTCAGGCGGCCTAATTCATAATCTAATTTTTTGTGGGCCAGCACCTGCTCAAGGAGTTTTTGCTGTGTATCGCCCAGAGCTTTGCAGCGTGCTGTCAGGCCACCGTCTAAGGGGATTGAAATAGTGGCACTAATTCCATAGTTCAATGCATGACTATCTTTTTGCCCAGTGGGAGTCTCTTGATAGAACATAATTTCGCCCGGCTTGTCAGGCACGTTGTCTTCATCAGCATCAAGCGGGTTGTAGAAGGGCGTGCGTTGGTATTGCGTGCGCGGCAGGGTGTAGCTATGCGATTTGGTGACAAAGGGGCTGATGCTGAGCTGCGGACCCATGCAGCTGTGTTGATTAGGGCCTAGATGGTAAGTAGGGAAAGGCCCGCCCATGGTCTGCACAGCCATGTTTGTGACTGACCCGTTGCTGACAGAGATAGGGGCTGCTGTGGCGTTGCCCTGTCTCCAAGCCGGTATCGGCAGGAGCGCTAAGGCCCAAATACCGAGGTGGAGTCCGTTATGGTTTCGATCGAAGTTGTGCGCTGCACGGTGGTCACCGTCTGCAATCCTGGCCCGCTGTAGTGCTCTGTCAGCTGAAATGCTGCGCCTTGGGTTTGCTGCT